CAGATTCGTATTCGTCCACAAAACCGTAGGTCAAAATGCGATTTTGCAAGTGCGGAGCAGTACTAAGAGTTGGTGAGTCATGCAAGCAATGCAAACCTACCAAGCAAACTACAAACGAACGCGGTTACACATACGACCACAAGAAAGCCAGCGAGCGACACCGAACAAATTTTCCGCTTTGCGAACGATGCATGATGCTGAAAGGCGTCATCGAATCAAACCCATCAATGCACATGCACCACATCACACCAATACAAGAAAGCGAGGCCATGAGAATGAATCCAAATAACTGGCTAGCAGTCTGCATTGAGTGCCACGACGCAATCGAAGGAGATGTGATGCAAGGCATGGAAATCAAAGCTTGGAGTAATGCGAACTATGTCAACGTTTTGAATGAGGGGTTATCGTAATGGCAAGGCCAAGACAAGATCCAGCGGTGTTAGAGGCTTCTGGAGCATACGCAAAGAATCCAAATCGTCGACCAAAAGACGTGCCGAAATACATTCCAGGTGCGCCAGAAATGCCGGAAGTTGTTTCCTCGAATCCGCAAGCCGTTTGGTATTGGAATTGGTGCTGTTCGGTGCTCGATGAGGCGGGAGTGCTCACGACTGCATGCTTGCCGTTGCTGACGATTCATGCTCTCGATTGGGCGCAGTTGATGTGGCTTTACGAGCAAACAAAAGAAGGCAACGTAGCGACGATTGGAGCTACTGGCGGGCCGATTACTTCACCAGAAGCAAGCCAATTGCACCTTCACGCAAATCGATTCTTGAAGGAACTGACTGAGTTTGGATTGACACCAGCAAGCAAGACAAAAGTTGTTGCGGCTGGTGGCAAAAAAGAAGTAGACCCGCTTGCCGAAATGCTCGCACGACGAATGAGGCCGATGCCAAACTAATGATATGCATGACACCAACGAAACAGATCATAGATCAGTACATTGAGGATGTCCTCGACGGTACTGTCGTTTCTGGAAAGTTGGCTATCGCAGCGTGCAAGCGACATCTAGCAGACTTGGAACGGCAAAGGACAGACGATTTCCCATACTACTTCGACGAGTCCGAGGCTGACGATATGTGTCAGTTCTTTCCGACTGCACTCAAGCACTCAAAGGGCAGTAAGTTCGCTGGTTTTCCATTTCATTTGGAACCGTGGCAACTGTTTATTGTCTGGTCTATCTACGGATGGAAACGCATTTCAGACAGCACGAGACGCTTCCGATATGCTCACCTTAGCTTTGCGCGAAAAAATGGCAAAAGTACCCTTGCAGCAGGTTTTGCGATTATTGGATTGACGATGGATCGCGAACCGGGAGCAGAAATCTACATCGCGGCCACGAAAAAGGATCAAGCGAAATGCGTGTTCGACGAAGCGGTTCGGATGCGGACTAGCAACGACATCCTCAAAGACACTATCAAGAGCCACATCAACCGGCTTTTCGTCACGTCAACCAATAGCTTTTGTTGCACAACCGCCAGCGACAAGCCACTGGACGGACCTAACCCGCACTACGTTATCTTCGATGAACTCCACGCATGGCGTAAGCAGCATCGAAAGTATTACGACACTATGGTTACAGGTTCGGCATCGCGCACGCAACCGCTTCAAATAGAGATCACAACCTATGGCGACGACCAAAGCGAAATCTGGCTTGAGACGCTAACGCTTTGCAAGTCAATCGTGCTTGGTTCTGTCGTTGACGAATCAAAGTTTGTTTTCATCTCGGCAATCGACGATGAGGACGACCCGTTTGACGAGTCTTGCTGGATTAAGGCTAATCCGAATCTTGGGATCTCTGTTTCGCTTGATTACATGCGACAGCAATCGACCGACGCACAAAACAAGCCTAGTTTCAAGAAGACTTTCCTATCCAAGCACTTAAACCGCATTACAAGTTCATCGCAGCGAGCAATTGAACGCGAAACATGGGACGCGGCAAAGGGTGTTTTGTCAGACTGGAAAGACGCAGACGCAATAGGTTTAGGCATCGACGTTGGAGCACGAGACGACTTCGCGGCGTTCGGAGAATGTGCTCGCTTCTTTGTTGGCGAAGAGACGGTAATCGACGAGAAGGAAGGCGAAAAGGTTGCTCCTGTCTATCGATACGAAATAAAAGCCAAGGCGTACATGGCCTCCGATACGCTGCGAGACTTGAAAGCCGAACCATTCGCGACTTGGATTTACAACGAGCAAATGCACACGCATCAACAGCCATTGATTCAGATGCGTACCGACATTCTGAACAACATGGAAGAATCTGGAATACAAACAGCGGCATACGATCCATCTAACGCGAAGCTTTTAGCGGAAGAGATCATTGCCGGTGGTTTTCTCGCGGTATCTATGGCTCAAAAAGCATACATGTTCAATGAACCGATCCGCGAGTTTTTGCACTTGCTCAAAATAGGTCGAATCACACATGACGGCCATCCTGTTTTGTCATGGATGGCGTGCAACGCAATCATTGTTGCGGATGCTGACGGCAAATGGCGATTCGATAAAGGTAACTCCAACGATAAAATCGACATGATCGTGGCCGTAGTCATGGCGTTCCGAGTGTGTTGCTTAGCACCTTCTCAAGCAATTTCTGCCCCTCCGGTACTCTTCTAGGAAAAACGATGGCTACACCATACAAAGCAATTGTCGATTGGTTCAAGCAGATTTTTTCTGGAAGAATATCAGTTGAGCAATCGCTAGAGCTTCCGCCAATGTGGTACGGAACGAATAAGATCAGCGGACACTGCGCACGTCTTCCATTGTGGATAAAGCGAAGGACGGATAAGGGAGCTACCGAACGGGCTGAGAGTCATTGGGCATTTGACAAGCTTGCGTTGCTTCCTAACGGGTTTCAGACCGCTGACATATTTCGGCAGCAAGTTACTGGGCATGCGTTGCTATGGGGTAATGGCCGTTCTGCTATCGTGGATCGCGGCATGGGTGCTGAGTTTATTCCGCTGATGCCAGATAGGTCTGATTCTTTTATGATGCTTGGTAGAAAGTTCCACATCACCAAACCAGAAAAAGCCGACAGGCTGTCTCTGTTTGAGTCGATTCAGAAGGACAAAGACGGAACGCTGGTTTTTCCTGACGAAGACGTTTTACACATTCAGGGGTTTGGATTTGATGGCGTTACTGGATTGTCGCTGGTTGCTCAGATGCGGCGTTCTCTATCGATTCCAGTCTCGCAAGAGGAGCACGCTTACAACCAAACCAAAAAGGGCTTTGTTGCCAAGCTCATGATTGAAGCCGGTCCAGGCATGTTCAAAAAAGAAGCCGATGCAAAAGAATGGATTGAGCAGTTTAACAAAGCTCATAGCTCGGCAGACAATGCTGGAAAAGCTGGCTTGCTGCAAAGCGGCATGAAGGCAAATGTTTTGTCCATGTCTAACGACGATGCTCAGTTTTTGGAACAACGCAAGTTTTCGCGTCAGGACGTTTGCTTGATGCTTGGATTGGACTCTATGCCCGGAGATGGTGATAGTCACTCTTACAACTCAAAGGAAATGGAGTCACTTAACTACCTAGACACAGGGCTAGCTCCTTGGGCTTGCAAATGGGAAACGCAAATCGATGCAAAGGTTTTGACCGAATCGGAACGCAAGCGTGGATTCTTTTCTATGTTCGAATTTAGCGAACTCCTTAGAACAGACACAAAGACGCAAGCAGAGGTGCACATGATCCAACGAATGGCAGGAATCAAAAACGCAAACGAATGCCGCGAGGAAATTGGAAAGAATCCATATCCAGACGGGTACAGCTATGCAAACCCATCGACCACATCAGGCAAAACAGAACAAACACTACCAAAAGATGCAAACAAGGCTCAAATGGTAGTGCAAAACTCGCTTAAACGACTTTTGAGACGCGAGGCAAAGAACGCTTTAACGGGAGCCAATGCAAAGGACTTCTGCTCGTGGATTGATGCGAATTATTCCAAGTGGCAAACGACCCTAGAAGAAGCTTTTTTAGAGCTAGGAATCGATGCAGAAATAGCCGCAAAACACTGTGAAAAGTCACGAGAAATGCTCTTGGATTGTGCAGGAAACGCCAAAACAACAGAAAAATTGAAGGAAAACGTGCGGAAGTGCGTTGAATCGTGGCAAGATAGGTTTCAAGACATAGTAAATGAAAGCGAGTTGCAAACATGGTAAAAGTGAACGCACAAACCGGAGAGATTTTTGTTTACGATGTAATCGGTGCAGATTGGTTCGGTGAAGGCATTACCGCATCAAGCGTGACATCCGCACTTGCTGAAATAGGCAGTTCCAAGCGTGCTGTTGTTCGCATCAACTCACCTGGTGGTAGTGCCGATGAGGGTATTGCCATCTACAACACACTGAAGCGACACAAAGCAGGAGTTGACACATACAACGATTCGCTGGCGGCATCGGCAGCTAGCATGATTTTCATGGCCGGAGAAAACAGGTACGCCGCCAAAGGATCTCGCGTCATGATTCACCGCGCATGGACGATTGCTGGAGGAAACTCAACCGAAATGGCAAAGGTATCTGCAACGCTTGGAGTGTACGACAAGAGCCAAGCGGAAATCTATTCGGAATATCTTGGCAAGTCGATTGACGACACTCTGGCATTGCTTGACGCCGAATCTTGGTACACAAGCGAAGAAGCAATTGCAGCAGGATTAGCGACCGCTATCGACGAAACAAAGAAGGCAGACAAGCCAAAGACAGCGAGCTGGTTCAAGCATGCGCCATCGGCTTTGTTTGACGGTCGCTCGCTTGCTTCCAATCGGTTCGATTACGACTTGGCAAACGTGGCAAGAATTAAGTTTGCAAATGGTCTGAAATAGTTGACACGGTAAAAAACTCATGTTAGGTTAGATTTTCCGCGCGGGAGAAAGCCCCGTAACAACTCAAAAAACCAATCGCAAACTCCTTGCAACTCATTAGCGGCCAGGACTAGCAGGCTAGGTGATTCATTTCATTTCTAGTCGGCAGTCTAAGCCGCTTTTTTCGTTTTAGCACTGCCGCACAGCAGGAGCAAAAAGAATGTTCAAGACAATCTCACAATTGGAATCTGAGATCAAAACTGGTCTCGACCGCGTTACTGCAATCGCAGCAATCGCAAAGGAAGAAAACCGAGAGTACACCTCGCAAGAGAAAACGGAAATCGACTCACTCACAGGAGAAAAAGGAACTGTCCTTTCTCTTCAATCCGACTTGGCACGCGAAAAGCAAATCGCTGCAATGGCTCTCAAGCATGGCAGTGCACGAATCGACGCAGGTTTGAACGTCGACGCGAATTTACAAAAGACAAAGTTGCCAGCCCGTGCAAAAGTCACCGGCGTACTCAAGGCATTTAAAGGGCCAAATGCATCGGAAGACGCGTATCGCTCTGGCCGCTTCTTGATGGCTGTTGCTAAGAAGGATGAACGCTCAATCCAATGGTGCCGCGATGCAGGAATGGACGTTCGCGCAGCAATGGGCGAAAACGACGACTTAAAGGGCGGCGTTCTGGTCAATCCAGAATTTGAAAACGCAATCGTCAATCTCAAAGAGTCTTACGGCGTTTTCGGGCAATATTGCCGCAACTACCCAATGTCGTCGGACACGGCTTTGATTCCAAGACGACTGAGCGGGTTAACTGCCTACGCAGTGGGTGAAAACTCCGAAATCACTGCATCCGATGCGTCTCTGAACCAAGTAAGCTTAAACGCTCGCAAGTGGGGAACGCTCACTAAGATTAGTTCCGAACTTGACGAGGATTCTGTTTCGGCAATTGCTGACTTTGTTGCAAACGAAATCGCTTACGCTCACGCAGTCAAAGAAGACTCTTGCGGATTCTTGGGCGATGGTACTGCGACCTACAACGGCATTGTTGGACTTGCTAGCGGAGTGCTTGCCGGTTCTGTCTCGACCGCAGCAGCAGGGCAAATCACCGCAGCAGGATTGACGATTGCAGTATTCCAAGATGCGGTTGGCAAGCTTCCAGAATTCCCTGGAATCATGCCGGCGTGGTTTGTTCATAAGGCAGTTTTCCACAATGTCATGGGACGTTTGCAAGTCGCTGCTGGTGGAAACAATGTTGTCGATCTTGGCAATGGTCCTGTGATGCAGTTCTTGGGCTATCCAGTCGTGTTCACTCAAACGCTTCCTTCGACGATTGCGGCATCGACCAAGTTTGCTTACTTCGGTGACTTGTCGATGGCATCTACAAAGGGTAATCGACGCGGTGTCAGCATTGCTGCTGATGCTTCTCGGTTCTTTGAATATGACCAAATCGCCATTCGAAGCACCATTCGCTACGACATCAACATACACGAAACCGGAACAGCCTCCGCTGCTGGTCCAATCGTTCAGTTGGCGACACCTGGATCATAAACGGTCGCAATCTAATGCCAGCTAGCACCGGCTAGCTGGCTTCTTTCGAATCAAACCAAAACAGGACTATTACACATGAGCAACGCACTACAACATTGCAAGTTTGTTGCGGCCATCAAGCCAGCAGCAATTCTTGACAACACTTCAGCAACTGCGACCGTAGTTGATTGTACTGGATACGACTTCTTGGTTATTCCAGTTCAGCTTGGAGCAACCGACATTGCGGTAACTGCATTGAAGTTGCAAAACTCCAGCACATCAGGCGGAACGTATGCAGACATCACTGGCGCGACGTTCAGCGGTGGCAGTGGATACGGTGGGGCTACGCTTGCTTTGCCGTCCGCTACTGATGACGGGCAAGTCGCAACGTTCTTGGTTGACATGCGAGGCAAAGACCCGTTCGTAAAAGTTGTCGCAACGTTTGGAGACGGAACTGTTGGTGGTTTCATCTCCGCAACTGCGACTCTCGGCAAGGGCAAGAACCCTCCATTCACTTCGGCAACTATGTCTGACGGCGACGTCTGCTTGGTGGTCTAAGTGGACCTCGTGCTAGTAAAAGATTGGAACGGATTGCCAACTGGTTTCGAGCTGGTTGGCGTTCAGGACGGGCAAGCTGAATTGATGATTCAAAAAGGCTTTGCCGTACCCTCGCAAAAGACCGAACCAAAGCAAAAACAAAAGCGATCTAAGTAAGTGGACGACAACTATCGACCTATACTTGTCACTGCACCCACAGCGGACGCAGTGACAATCGAGCAAGCGAAGAAACAATGTGAAATCGCTGAGTCGGACACGGCGCACGATGAACATTTGTATCAGCTTATCGATAGAGCGAGAGACGAGTTCGAAGCAGATTGCGATTTGTGCATAAAGGCGCAGACTTGGAAGGTTTACGCGGACGACATGGACGACGGAATGCAACTCCAAAAGAGTCCAATTCAGTCGATTACATCAATCAAGTACTACGACAACGCAAACGCATTGCAGACGCTAGACACAAGTGTTTACGGGTTCGATGTTGCCAATCGAAAGATATGGCTTAAGTACAACCAGGTATGGCCTCCTTTTACTAGTCGATGGGACGCTTGGGAGATCACCTATCTTTGCGGTTACTCGACAGTGCCACCGATGGCAGTCCAAGCAATGCTGATCTTGATTGAAAAGTACTTCCTAGGGCGTGAATCGCTGAAAGAACCTGAGTTCATGACTTATCAGCGACTTGTCAACAAGATGCAGCGGAGTACATATCCGTGAGCAAGTACAAAATCAAACGACATCGAATCACGTTTCAATCGCCAACTGAAACTCAAGACGGAACAGGGCAGCCTGTCGTTACTTGGTCGACATTTCGAGCTAACGAGCCAGCGGATTTTTTGCCGACTGGTGGAATGGAAACGATGCGAGGAAGACAGCTTGAAGCCGGTACGAAAGGCATTTTTACAGTTAACTATCGTACTGGTTACACAACCAAAATGCAGATTGTTCACGACGGCGTTTCGTATGGCATTTCGAACATCCAGCAAGTCGACGGATTGCGACGAGAAATCGAAATCATGGTGAGTACATGAGCGTAGAAATGCGAATCGATTTCAACGAGCAACAACTTGCGCAGCTTTTGAAGATACCCGTTTTGATACGATTGGCTCCTGCTGAGCGAACGCTCAAGGCAATGGCGAAGCCGATAGTTGATCGAGCAAAGGCTATTGCCCCCAGGTCGGTCAAAAGCGGTTCTCGTAAAAAGTGGAGCAAGAAAACCGCAGCAAAATGGCAGATGAACGAGGCTAGAAATAACATTGGCTACGTCTATCGCAAAGGCGAAAACGGAGGGTACTTGGTCATCGGCGGCAAATCACCAAATGCCAATTCGCTTAACTTCGATTCTGGCAAGAGACGCAAAATCTTTTACTGGGGCAAGGATGCGGGACGAAGTAAGCGAGTCGAACCATCCGAACGCTTTATGCAAAAAGCACTCGATGAAACAAAGTCCGCTCAAGAGTCGGCTGGATTTAAGCAACTCGAAAAAGAACTCAGGGAGCTAAAAATTGGCTAAGAATCTATCGCTAACAGATACCGTTGTGATTGCGATTAGCGGCACCACTTCAACAACGCTAACGCTTCAAGGATCTCGAGTTCCTTTGGCTCTTGTTTTGCCAGCAGCGCTAACAGGGACCACGATCACATTCAAGGCTTCAAACGACAACGCAACGTTTTACCCAATCTACTATGAGTCGACTTCTTACTCGGTGACCGTTTCCACCTCTCGGCACGTTGCACTTGATCGCAGAGCGTTTGAAGGCGTTCGCTACCTACAACTTGTCAGCGGATCAGCAGAATCGGCGGCTCGCACAATTGGAGTCATAAGCGGCGAATAATGGCGAACACAATTGGCAAAGCATTACGGGCAAAGCTACTGAGCTATTCAGCGGTATCAACGCTAATAGGCTCACGGATCTATCCGTCTGAATTGATACAGGATGCAACCCTTCCCGCCGTCGTCTATACCAAAATTTCGACTCAACGCAAACACTCAATGAGCGACGTTACCAAGCTTGCACACGCGACGTACCAGTTTGATTGCTATTCGCTAACCAAGGACGAGGCCGACAGCGTGTCCAAGGCTATCCAAGACAGCGGCATCGTGGCGTATCGTGGCACACAATCGGGAATCGTGTTTTGCGGCGTGGAAATCCCAAGCGGCGAATACGACGGCGACGAATCGCCAACAGATGGCAATCAGGCTCATCGTTACATCACTTCATTCGATCTTCAAGTTCACTATCAGGAGGCATAAATCATGGTGGTTTTAACAGCGCCAATCACTGGCAATGGAACGACCGTATCAGGGCTGGGCCAAACAACTTTCGTTAAGAAAGTTAGCGGCATCAATGACAAACTAAGCAACTTTGACGTTAGCGTTCTTGCAACGACTGGCTATAAGAAAATTAAGAAAAGCGACTTGGCCGACACCGTTGTTGCGACTGTCGAATGTTTCCACATAGGCAACGCAATTGCACTTGGAACAACTGGAACGTTTACGATCACTTGGCCATCAGCTGGAACGTTCATCGGTACAGGCTATATCTCAGACATCAAGTATCCCGATGCTGAAAACGGCTCAGCCATGATGATGAGCTATTCGATTACTTTTGACGGCGGGACAGGACCAGCTTACACGGCTGCATAAACATGAAAGTTGAACTGGTACATCACAAAGGAATCCGCTTTGATGAGGTAGAAGTGGAGTTTGAGCAATGGCAAGTATTCGCAACTGGTAGCGATGACAATCGGGTCTTGGTTGGATACCTGTCATTTGATCCAGAAATGCCACTAATGCTCATTTGCAATCAACCATCGGCCGTCGTGCGCGAACTTGTAACGAAGTGCTCGGCAATCACGGGCAGGACTGTTTTACCACCAGAGGCAATTGTCATGCCTCCTGAGATCAACAACGAAGCTGGCGAAGACGACCAAGAAGATGAGGACGAAGAATCAGATGACAATAGTTAGTTCACTTGACGAAGTTTTGGCAATGCCGATGAGCGAAGCCGTTGTTGACTTTGAGGGCAAGCAATACCGATTGCGAGAACTCGACGAAGACCAAGGCATCAAGTACGAGCTTGAATTACAAGACAAGAAAGGCAAGTTCGACGTAACAAAAATGCGGCGAACGATGATCGCCTATTCTTGGATTGATGCAAATGGCAATCGAATTGTAGATGATCCAAACAAACTCAAGACAATGCGTAGAAGTTTGGCTGGTTACCTGTACGAAGAATGCCAAAAGCTGAATCGGTATGAGCCAGGCGAACTTGAGGACTTGGTAAAAAACTCCGAGGCAACCGAAAGCTCCGACTAGCTTATCGGTTGGCTTTGGAGTGGGGAATAGTCGACGTGCACGCTTGGATGAGAACGCTACCACGAGGGACACTAGACAAGTGGTTGCAATTCGATTCAATCGAGCCAATCGGTGAGCAGCGTTTGCAGACGGCAGAGATCACGGCTTTGTTGTATCGGCTAACGTGTCACACGCTGGCTCATGCGGGCGTAACGATGAAACCAATAAAGATTGACGGCTACATGCCCCCAAGATACTTGCCAGAAGAGCCAGAAAAACCATTCAAGAGATCGAAGCCGGAAGATGATTTTAAGCAAATGGCATCAGTTCTCGGACTCGGAAAGGTGGTAGCGAAATATGGCCGGAACAATCAATTTAGCTAACGTTGCGCTTGGTTTCGATGCTTCTAAGATTACCCG